GGGAGTCCGCAGTCGTTGGAGAAGCGACTGGCATTCATGGTTGCGGAAGAGTATGCGGCCGGCGTCTTCAACAAGCGGGTCGGATGGCGAGACGACGAGCGGAAGTGCAACGTCTGTGGCAAGTTAAGCGCCGAACATACAATTCCAAACGTGCCGGCGAGTAAATGTGCGTCTGTTGGACCGGACGAACATTACTTTGAACCGTCTGTCAACGAGATTGCCTTACTGTACGAGCGCCTGAAGGGACTCGTAATCATCAAGAACAAGAAAGACTGCATCTCGCTCCCGGACAAGCGATACCGCACCATCCGGTGCAAGCCGTCGTCGTCTATTCTCCGTGCCGCGAAGACTTTGGCAGATTCCGCCCCGAACACCATCACTGGCTTGACATGGCTGCGTGAACTCTCAGACGGGTTCCTATACCGAGATGAGAAAGACGGCGTCCAGAAGTGTGACCACTGCACCGAAGGTAAGGCATTGGACTGGCAGCGAATTGACGGTGAGTTCGAGCAGGTCGAAATCACCTGCCCGAAGTGTAACGGGGCAATGGAAGTACCGCGGGTTGTTCGGGTCTCGAAAGAAATCCCCTGTCCGAAGATCGACGAACTCAAGAACCTGTTGCTTGAGTGCGACGAGACGGGGCGGATTGTGATCTTTGCAGGCTTCACCGGCTCGATCGACCGAATCACCGCCGAAGTGCTGAAAGCCGGCTGGGACGTCTGGCGGTGCGACGGGCGGGGTCAATCGATCACGACCAAAGACGGTCAGTTGAGTCTCGACCCCCTTCGGTATTGGAAGAATTGGGACAATCCGCGGGTTGCATTTGTCGCCCACCCGAAGTCGGGCGGATACGGACTGACGTTGACCGAGTCTCGAATGGCGGTGTTCTACAGCAACGTCCATGAGAGTGAGGTCCGGGTGCAAGCCGAAGATCGGATTCACAGGAAAGGGATGGACGAGAATCTGGGTTGCGAGATCGTGGACTTGATTCACCTACCAACCGACGAGCGTGTGTTGGAGATCGTCCGAGAGGACCGAAGGATTGAAATGATGACTATGGGCGAGATCACCAAAGACATCGATTGGGAGAGTGAATAATGGACGAACACCGCGGACACCCAATCGAGAAGTGTTATGGTCGCTGGGTCTATTCAGACACCAGAGTACCTGTCGAACGTCAGAAGAACAGAGTCACTCACCTGATGCACGCGTGCCAAATCATCGGATACAAGCACCCCGATCTAACAATCGCCCAGTGCTTCGAAGATTGCTACAACGAATTCTGCCGGAAGACACACGTATTCCCCGAATCGGAAGGGGCACTCGACAACCGGCTGAACGCTGAAGAGTCCGTTTTCAAATCCCAACAGTAAGAGGTTGACATGAAGAGACGACGAGCATTGGTATTCGCGTTGTGCGCGATGGCGATTGCAACTGCGTTTGTGACCGCCAGAGTGATGTACCCGCCCAAGACGAAGACGGTGATTGAAGAACTGCATAACGCAAGTGTGGTCATTCGAACCAATGGCTCAACCGGGAGCGGCACGATCTTCAATCGCGGCGGTCGGTCATTTGTATGGACGGCAGGGCACGTTGTTGACGGTGGGATCGATGGCGTCACTGTGATCCACGGCATCGATAAGTACAAGGCCCGTGTCATCAGATACAGCAGCATCGGCAACGGCCGTGACCTTGCACTGCTTGAAGTGGACGGCTTCATTGAATGCAAGCCGATCCACTTTCGAAAGTCAGACGTAAAGATTGGGATGCTGGTGACGCACATCGGAAGCATCTTCGGAACAGAGAACGAACGCAGCGTCAGTCGGGGAACAGTTGCGTCACCATCCCGGTTTTTTCGAATCGGCCAAGCTCACAACTGGTTTGACCAGTACGACATCACGGCGTACCCCGGATGTTCTGGCGGCGGACTTTTCAGCGGCGATCAGTACGTCGGAATGCTCACGCTCGGACGCCGCGGCACTGAGGCAGTCCACTTCTGCGTCCCGTCGAGTGAGATCGTGAAGTGGGCAATCGCTGCCGGCGTCCCGTGGGCTGTCGATTACACGTCGCCCGTTCCCTCGGAGATCATCCCACTGTTCGAGCGGAGTGACACGACCTTCGGGAAGAGTCGTAACCTTTCGTGCGGATTCAAAACTATGATCGGGAAGAAATGATCCAACACCTGTTGTTTTGGCCTCAATCGGTCAACCGCTGCTATGCTCCGTGGTGGGTTGTTCTTTGGCGTATTCCGTTTTGGGTGATCGTCAAACTGCTGCGGTTTGTCTTGTGCTCAGTTTGTTTTGCCGGGTGGGGGCCAACGTCCTTCGCCCGAATGTGGAGAGGCACTAAATGAAGTACCCAGCGGAAACCATTGCTGCCGTCAAGCGGAGTCTATCCGCGACGAACGGTAAGCGACAAGAGCAGATTGCCGCGGAGCATTGCGTGAGCCGGTCGTTAGTCTCCGATATCTGGACCGGCCGCTGCCATGCGGATGAGATGTCTCGCACCACTCTGCACCCTGACGCGTCGTCGCGAGTTCTCGTGATCGGCGACACGCACTGCCCCGGTATGCGGAAAGGGTACATCGATTTCCTGAAGCGGATCGCTGATGGTTACTCAGTCAATCGGGTCGTCCATATCGGTGACCTCGTTGACTGGGCGTCGATCTCGTACCACGAAAAGATGCCAACCCTCAGCAACGCGTCGGCTGAGTACAAGAAAGCCAAAAAACAGGTTTCGAAGCTGGTGAAGGCGTTCCCGCAAGCCGACTGGCTGATCGGCAACCACGACGCGCTGACATCGCGACAAGCTCACACCGCGGGCCTTCCAACGGAAATCCTGCGGGACTATGGAGACCTCTGGGACGTCCCTTGGACGGTCCATCCTCGGTTCGCCAAGCTGACCATCGACAACGTGATTTACTCCCACGGTGACAGTGGAGCCGCCGGAAAGGGGGCAGCGTTCCGGCAGGCCAAAGACAACTTCCGCTCGACGGTGATCGGCCACTTTCATTCGCAGGCGGGGGTCAACTGGTGGGCCAACCCAGAGTATCGCGTCTTCAGCATGTCGGTCGGCTGCGGTATTGACGCCGCAAAGCTGCAATTCGAGTACGGCCGGAAGTTCCCGTCGAAGCCGATTCTGGGATGCGGAGTCGTGATCGACGGTCGCAAGGCTTACTTCGAACCGTGGCTCTTGAAAAGCAGGTGAATGTGTGAACCAAAGACAGTCCGTACTACAAGCCCTGACCGAAGCTGGCGACAAGGGTCTGTCGATGGACGAACTCATTACCGAAGTCGCCGCTCTCACGGGGAATACACCGACTGTCGGGAGCGTGTTCGTTGCCGTCGCAAAACTGAGAATCCATGATGAGTACACGATCCCACTCTACGACGGGCGATACCGAATCACGCCTGACTGAGTATGACGCGATCCCGATTCCGGTCGCGGAGATTTACTTCGACAGTGCGTTCAATTGCCGCGGAGCGTTCACGCCCGACTCTGTCCGAGAACTTGCGGACTCAATCAGAAATACCAGACTTCAGCAGCCGATTGTTGTGCAACCGGCTGCTGAAGTCATCTCCATACCCGAGGGCTATGGATATCGGCTCGTCTGTGGTCATCGCCGGTTCATCGCCGTCACGCTGTTCCTGAAGTGGGAGACGATCCCCGCGATTGTCCGAACCGGGCTGGACGAGTTGTCCGCCCGCATCGACAACCTCAAAGAGAATCTCGACCGCGTCTCCCTGAACCCGCTTGAGGAAGCTCGCGGGATCGACGCAGCATTCAGTGGACAATCGAACTATGCCATTGGGAAGCAACTCAACCGCTCGACCGGATGGGTTTCGGATCGCAGGGCCTTGTTGACTTTGCCGGACACGTTGCAACAACAGGCCGCGGCAGGCTACTTCACGTGGCGTGACATTCGTGACATCAGCCTCGCCGATGATCCGATTATTTTAGCGCAAAAGTTGCATTCGGTGCGCAGAAAAGACAAGTCGGCATGTACCAAGGGTCGGAAGGCGGCTACTCGGACGCGGACGGAAATCAAATCGATGATCGATGCGTTGATCCGACTGAACCTTGACGGGTTTCCGACACGCCTGCTGGCGTGGTCTGCTGGCTGGTTGAGCACAGAGGAAGTGATGATTGAGGCGCACGCGATCCACAAGCGGAGAAAGAAATGAAACTCGAAGGTAGACTGACAATCCTTGGAAACGACAAAGGTATCACAATCGAGGTAGAGGATTACGACTCCAATATCACCTTTCTGACGATCGAACTGACGACAGAAGAGTTCTGCCAAGCTGCACTCGGCCGGCTCGCATCCATGAGATGTGAGTTGAATGTCAACGGACTGGAACACGTCGGCAAGCACATGGAGTTGGACACGCTGGAATTTGAGATGCCCTCAAACATGCTGAACGTTTACGAACCCAAAGTGCTCCGTGCGACTGCCATCGAGCGGGCTAACGAAATCTGCCCCGCCGGGTGGGTGCCGGACACTTATTTTGGATCGCAGGGTTCGTTCAGTCGTAAAGGTGGGAAGCTCTTTGCCAAAACCACGATCCGCAGGTGGGTGTGACCATGAATTGGCCCGAAGTTCTTTTCATCCTTGTTCTACTTCACGCGTTTGAATGACTGAAGAGTGGCGACCCGTTGTCGGCTGGGAAGGTCTGTACGAGGTCAGTGACCTTGGACGGGTTCGTTCGCTGGATCGTGTTGTTCAGACTCGAAATCGTTGGGGCATTATCGAGCGACGATTCAAGGGTCGGGTGCTATCTGACAACACTAGCGGAGCATACCTCACCGTCGCACTGTGTAAGAACGGGCAAGCACGTACACATTTAATTCACACACTTGTAGCCGAAGCGTTCATAGGCAGGCGACCACAATCGCAGGAAGTCTGTCACGGCCCGAAAGGGCAGCGTGATAATAGCGTCGGCAACCTGCGATATGGGACTCACTCAGAGAATCTAAAGGATAGAGATAAAGATGGGACTACACCCCGCGGAGAATCGCACCCGAATGCTAAAATGACTGCTAATAAAGTCAAAACCATTCGGGAAAGTTCTGATACGCAGCGGGTGTTGGCAAAGCGTTTCGGAATATCACAGGCGCAAATAAGTACAATTGTACGCTGTGAGAATTGGTCACATGTGTGATATCACACAAATTCGACACGAACTCGCCGTTGGCAGAATGGTCTTCCTCGATTCGGAAACCGTTGGGCTTTATGGTCAAATGGTTCTACTTCAGTTTGCTGTCGATTCAGGGCCAATTCACTTGTACGACGTTTGGAAAGAACCGGTTTGGAAGACTTTGGAACTGCTGGAACAGATTGCGAAAAAAATCGTTGTGATGTTCAACGCGGTCTTCGACTGGTTTCATATTTCCAAGCTGGCGACGATCTGGCGATTGCTTCCCCCTGATTGGATTCCAGAAGAAAATATAAACGCAATTGCCGAACTCGAACCGCGCGGTTGTGATGGGCCGTGTCTCAAACCGGCTTCAGCTTTGGATTTGATGCTTTATGGGCGGCGAACAAGCCTACAAAGTTTGATGCAGAGAGGTGACATCCGCGTCCGCCGGGTGCCGACCGTTCTCGCTGGTCCGCTTGCGGAAGAACTCGAACGCCGGGTCGAGATCGACGACATCTACTTCGCCCGGTCTGCAAACCCGGATGCTCCCCGGTGGACTGTCGATGAAACGAAAGACCCAGAATTCAGCGACGTCACGCTACGATTCAAGGCGGCGGGCGGGTTGAAATTCCTAGCCGACCACGTCTTGGGGTATAAGCCGAAGTACCACTTCAAAGACGTCGAACCACAAACCCGGCCTTATGAGTTGGGGTACGCCCCCTACGCAAAAGCCGTGTCGTCGCGTGAAAAGGGTTGGGCTGTCGAGACAGACAAGGGTACGAAGTACGCATGGCCGGCTATAATCCAGCAGCACATCAACCATTGGGCGACGAATAAAGAAGCCAGAGAATATGCTCTCGATGACATCGTCTACACCCGAGGTCTCTACGAACATTGGAACAAGCCCGACCACGGGGACGACGATTCTGTTCTCGCTTGTGCTGTCGCTGCAATCCGCTGGCGGGGGTACATCGTTGATCTTGACGGTATCCGGGAGTGCCGGCGCGAGGCAGAAGGGATCGTCGCTTCCGCCCCTTGCGACCTGAATAAGCCGGATGAAATCCGAGCCTATCTCGGAGAGTGTCTCGATGAGCTTGAAGCCCTCACCATCGACGCCAGTGTTGCCAAGCCGATCTTGAAGCTGATGACGAGTTGGATGATCGATGAGGAAGAGTGCAGTAAGTGCTGCGGCGGCGGGTGCCATCGGTGCGGGTTCACCGGGAAGACGACAGCCGGCGAGCATCCGGTTGTTTCGCGGGTGGTCGAGATTCTGAAGTGTAAGTCGAAACTCAAAGAGATCAACTTGTTGCGAAAGCTCGAAGTCGCCGGCCGATTTCATGCTGACTTCAAGGTCATCGGAACACTGTCGTCGCGAATGTCGGGAAGTTCAGGGTTAAACGCACAAGGCGTACCCGCTGATAACCGCATTCGCAAGAACTTTATCTTCAAGCGTGAAGGTGAAGAACTATCGCTGGGGGATTTCTGGAGTTTTGAAGTCTGTCTGGCGGAATCCGTGTACAACGACGATCAGCTTCGAGCCGACCTGCTGAGCGGGAAAAAACTACACGCTCTCTTTGCAATGGCACTGTTCCCCGGCATGACTTATGAGGACGTGATCGCTTCTGCTGGGACGGAAAATGACGCCTACACCAAGGGAAAACAAGGGGTCTTCGGCGGCATCTTCTACGGCGGTAACGAGAATACGTTGGTCAAGCGTCTCGGCGTAACGCCGGAGAACGCCGCCGCGGCCTTCCAAGAGTTCAGCGGTCGTTACCCCGGCGTCGGCGTCCGCCGCAAGCAAATTACCAACATGTTCAGTTGCTTGCGACAGCCGGCGGGGATCGGGTCCGCGATCTACTGGCATGAACCCGCCGACTCGATCGACAACGGACTGGGCTTCCACCGGTACTTTACACTGGAAAACAAAATCTGCCGGGCACTGTTTGACCTCGCTCGCTCTGTCCCCTCGGAGTGGCGGAAGATCAAGGTCAAGGTCGTCCGGCGGGACCGGCTTCAGACCGCGAGTGGTGCAGTGGCCTCAGCGTTGTATGGGGCCGCATTTGCAATTCAGGGCTGCAACATCCGGGCGGCGGCCAACCACGAAATTCAGTCACGCGGGGCGGTCATCACAAAATACGTCCAACGTAAAGTCTGGGACTTGCAACCCGCCGGCGTCCATGAGTTCGTCGTCGCCCCGTGCAACATCCATGACGAAATTGTTACTCCGGTGAAGCCGGAGTATGTTGATCGAGTGACAGAAGTCATCCGCGAGAGCGTTGAAAACTTCCGGCCGTCTGTTGCATTGATAGGAATCGACTGGTGCCCACGGGCAGAATCGTGGGCTGAGAAGAAAGCAGGCGGCGTATCCATTAGACCCGAGGGGATGGAACGGTGATTGATGACATTTTCAATCGACCGCCCGAAGGTCAACTGACTGTATTGAATACGGTACTGACAATCTCAAAACGATTTGATGGTTTTCTCTCACGAGAGTTTCCGGGTAAACGCGCATCAAATTCAGAGATTCGTCGGTGGATCGCTAATGGGTCAGTGTCCATCAACGATGTCCGCTATAAGGATTTGCACGCAATCGTTGATTGGCCGTTGACGGAATTCTCATTGTTCCCTAACGGTCGGAAGGTCACTCTGCATTGAACTTCAACATCTACTTCGACCTTCAGGGTCCAGCCGGGACGGCTACTCGCATCCCGAACAAGAACAATCCCGTCACCGTTGAGCGACTATCATCAGTGCTCGACGGACTGTCGTCTCAAATTGACCAGTGGCCGTTTGGCCTCGAAGTGATCGGTGTCCATATTGAAAAGGTAGTTGAATGAGAATCCCGAAAGATCGTGCTGTAGCTCTCGTGGGCATCCCCGGTCGGATACGGACGTTCCTTCCGATTCCGAAGGACGCGTTGACCGACCAGAAGAACCCCCGCGAGCATTGCATCGAGTGCGAGTCTCCAATCCCGCCGGGGAAGCCCGGCCGTGTTTGCAAACCCTGTCGAGAGGACAAGCTGTGAGATTACTGAAGATTCTCTGGGCACTGCCCAACACGTTGCTCGGGCTGTGCCTGCTGCCCTTGATTCTCTTGTCTGGGGGCCGTGTGCGACTGTTCCTCGGCTGTGTCGAGATGGTCGCCAACGGTTGGATTCGCCGCCTCTTCCACCGGAATGAGATTTTGGCGGTCACCCTCGGTCACGTAATCATCGGAAAGTCAGGGCCGTGCCTCTTTAGCTGCCGAAGCCACGAACACGTCCACGTGCGGCAGTGCGAGCGTTGGGGTCCGTTATTCCTACCGGCGTACTTCTACTTTGCATTGCTGATGAGGGTGATTGGGAAAGACCCGTACTGGGATAATCCCTTCGAACTAGACGCTTTTGAGAACGCCGGGCACGACGTAGCCCACCCTGACGACTTCGCTGAGCACCAGTGCAAATGAAACCCGAAGAGAAGATTCGCAACGACCTTCGGGAGTTCTTGCAGGTCCGCGGCTGGCTGGTCGAGATCATGCACGGGAACATGTACCAGTCCGGAATTCCCGACGCATACCTCTTTCGTCGGGACGCCGGGCCGAGGTGGGTCGATTTCAAAACCCCGAATCGCTACTCATTCACACGGGCACAACGTCGTAAGTGGCCCCAGTGGGAGAGGCACGGCGTGGGAATCTGGGTGCTCACGGCTGCCACTCAAGAGGAATACGACAAGCTGTTCGGCCCGCCCAATTGGCGTGATTACTGGAAAGATTCGTGGGGCGTTCTTGACCCGCAAGACGCGATAGATAAGGCAATCGATGAGGCAAGTGAATGAAGAATGGCGATCTGTTGTCGGATGGGAAGGGTTATACGAGGTCAGCGACCTTGGACGCGTAAGATCATTGGATCGGATCGTGTCTTATAGAGACGGGCGAGTGCGAAAGTATTCAGGAAAGGTGCTATGCCCCGGAACATTGAAACATGGGTACTTGCTTGTCGTGCTGAGTGATGCCGGAAGGAAGGAATCACGAACAGTACATTCCATTGTTGCAGAAGCATTCTTAGGAACACGTCCACCCGGAAAGCAAATCCGACATGGTCCTGACGGCCCTTCAGTAAACACAGTTAAGAATCTGTGTTATGGAACGGTTTCCGAAAACCAAATGGACCGCCACAGAGACGGTACAGCGAATATAGGCACACGGAACGGACAATCGAAGCTGACGCCTGATGATATTGTTACGATCAGACAGTCCGACGAAAATCAACGCGATGCTGCTGCACGTCTGAAAGTGTCTCAATCCTTGATTAGCCGCATTCGATCAGGCGAAGTCTGGAAACACATCAAATGAAACATCTCAAGAAATACCAACTGTGGGGCTGCATGGCCACGTCGTTCGCGATGGCCTACGACATGACGCTCGACGAGTTCTACCAGAGCGTCGGGCACGACGGCTCGGAGATCGTGTACCCCGAACTGCCGGAACCAATGAGACGTCGCGGGGTACACCCCAACGAGTGCGTACTTGTCGGATTGCAGAACGGGTGCGCCGTCACACCCTTTGAAGTGCATTCGCAGCTTCAAGCCTCACAAGACATCAATGCCCTGTTGGACATCGGGATATCGCGTTTCCACAGAAAGTACGCGCGGAAGACTGTCGAACAATCCAAGACGGCATTGAAGAACATCCTACAAAGCACGATCCAAGAAATCTGTACGCCCCTCGATTCGAACTGGCTCGACTTCAAGTATTTCATTTGCAGACGGCGGGGCGTTCTCGAAGGTTGGGCCGGCAAGTGCAAACACGCTGTCGCCTTTGATCGCGGAACGATCTACGACCCGGACGGCCCGCAATATCCCTACGACCGTGCCGAGTGTGAGCGGCGAGGTTTCTTCGGAAATAGACTCTGGATTGTGGATAAAGTCGCGCAGAATTGACGCGTCGCCGTGTACTACGGGCATGAACATTGAAGACGACACGTGGCAACCCTTCTGGGAATGCAGCACCGACGCCGAGTGGCCGGCGGTGAAGTTGATTCTAAAGGGGTACTCACCGGAAGAGGCGGCACGCCAGTTGGAATTGAAAACAAAGGAAGTTCGCACGATTGTCAGACGAGTTTGGGGTCGGCATGCAAATTCTTCTTGACCTCGATGATTGCCTCAATACATTTACGACCTCGGCACTTACGCGCTTCTGCCGAGTCAACGTAACAGAGAGTACCTACCCAAACAAGGGTAGCTTCGACATCTGCAAAGCGGCGTCGATGATTCTAGGGAGACAAGTCGAAAAACAAGAATTCTGGGATTCGTTCGACCGTGAGTTCTGGGCGACCGTTCCTAAGTCGGCCGAGTTCGACATGATACTCGAATTTGCCGAATCGTTCGGCCGAGAGAACGTCTGCATCCTCACGGCCCCGACCAAAGACCCGTTGTGCCTAGCTGGGAAGTTGGACTGGATTCACGACAATCTGCCAGAGTGGTTGCACCGTCAATTCCTCATGGGTCCACGTAAACACTTCTGCGCCAGCAAGAATCGACTGTTGATCGACGACTCGGACAAGAACATTGACGAATTCAATGCACATGGTGGGTGGGCAATCCTTGTTCCTCGGGCATGGAACGTTCTGAATCGATTCAACACGAAAGAGCATCTCGAAGCGTGTTTTCAATTGGCAAACGGCCATTCACGACTCTTTCACTGGGTGAAATGATGCTGTACGGAGACCTGTCCCAAATCGAACCGACATCTTTCATCTGGGGAGACGCCACGGGACTCCGAGGCGATGTCAATGGATTGCAGGGGGATGTCACTAACGTCCGAGGCGATGCGACCGGCGTCTCCGGGTATGTCGGTGACATCAGCGGCGACATCACCAACATTACCGGCTCGGTGTGTGGAATCAAAGGTGATGTCTCCGGCATTTGGGGTGATGTGAATAGGATTGTTGGTAGTGTGACCGGGGTCCAAGGCGATATGACAGGAAAGCAAGGTTATGATCGCTAAGGTTATGATCTCTCGATTCAGGAAGCCGTCAATGGTCTGGATTCTCGTTGCACTGTTCACGCTCCTCGCGATTGAGCAGTTTTTTCGCGGTAACTACGCCAAGGCAACGTACTGGACAGCGTCGGCTGTCCTCACACTCTCAGTACATTGGATGAAGTGATGCCAACAATCGAGCACGTCAAACAAGCGATCAACTGGGCAATGGGCGAACGCGACCTGCTGCCCGACTACGGCTACGACCAAGAAGTCTATCTGTGTGGCACTGCCTGCTGCGTGTACGGCGCTGCGTGCCTTCTAGCCGGTGAGACGCCGCCAATATTTGGCGGCCCGAATCACGACGCATTGGGCGACGACCCGACAATGCTGTTGCTCGTCCGGGCAATGAAGTGTCACGCAACCACTCCGAAGCAAATGCTGGATATCATCGAAGGTCGGTCGCGAATCTTCGGCGACTTCAACGAAGTGGTGGGTGACGCGTCGCGTATCGCGGGGGACGTCACCTACATCAAGGGGGACGTCTCCAACCTGTGCGGCGATGTGACTTACCTAAACGGAGACGTCTCAAACTTAAGGGGCGACGCGACTGGCGTGGAAGGACGTGCGACGATTCGAGGAGATGTGACAAACATTAGGGGGCGTATCAGCGGACTTGAGGGCGACGTGTCCGGACTCTCCGGTGATGTCACCCACGTCTACGGCGACGCAACCGGCATCAACGCCCACATGACCGGAGTAGAGGGGCCGCTGAAATGAGTGAGTTCAAAGATGTGTCGGAATTCTGGCAAGACGAACTGCCCTTTGATCTGAAGGTGGGTAATTGCATTGTCATCTATATGGACAAGGGTCCGGGCGGCCCCTGCGGCCAGTCGATGTCGGTGACGTGCCCACATGCGATGTTCGCAGTGTTTTCTGATTATGAGCAGATGGAAGAGTGGGCACAAAGTCGTTACTCAACTCGACAAGGTGATCGGGCCGACCTTCGCTGGTGGGAAGTGGGGCAGGGCGGTCCCGGTAGGTTGAGAGTGGCAGACTTCCGATGATCGACCATCAACTGATTGAACAATTCAAGCTGTACCGGGCGCACGTAGAAGACCCGGCCGCGGCAGCCATCCTCGTACTTGTAGACAACATGAAAGCTGTCCCGAGAGTCAAGGACGACAAAGACGTATACTCAGTTTCCGAGGCTTCAGAATACCTGAAGGTCACCCCGACCACCGTTTACACGTTGTGCAAAGAAGGCAGACTGAAGCATCACAGGATCGGTAAAGGGCGAGGGACTATTCGAATCAAAAAACGCAATTTGGAGAACCTGACCCGTGGATAGATCACTCGAAGAAAAGATCAACAACGCCATCACCGAGCATCTCGGTTTCAAGATCGGAGAACTTGAATTCTGCGACAAGGCGCTCGACGCACTGGATGCCGTGCAGTACGGCTTGGAGATGCGTCGTCAGGAATTGGTCGCCGAAGCTGAAGACTTTGACGATGAGGAGTGGTAATGCCCAAACTCAAATACGTCAGTAAGAAATTCCGCAGTGACAGTCTCGTTCGCATCGATAAGGCGAACGAGATCATCGACGAGTACATGAACGCTGGTTATCAGTTGACCTTGCGTCAGCTTTACTACCAGTTCGTGTCCCGTGATCTGATAGCGAACTCCCAGAAGGAATACAAGAGGTTGGGGTCGCTCATCAACGATGCCCGACTGGCCGGACGGATCGACTGGCACGCGATCGAGGATCGCACTCGGAACCTTCAGTCGCTCGCGCACTGGGACAGCCCGTCCGAGATCGTCGATGCCATTGCCGACCAGTACCGAACTGACCGCTGGCAGAACCAGCAGTTCTACGTGGAAGTCTGGATCGAGAAAGAAGCGTTGGCTGGCGTCTTCGAGCGAGTTTGTAGCGAACTCGACGTACCGTTCTTCTCTTGCCGCGGCTACACGTCGCAGTCCGAGATGTGGTCGGCAGCCCAGCGGCTTCGAAAGCGTAGTCGGTCGGGCAAAGAGATCGTGATCTTGCACTTTGGGGACCATGACCCCTCTGGCATCGACATGACGCGGGATATCCGCGAGCGATTGCAGATGTTCGGGTGCATGCTCGACCTTCAGCGGCTAGCCCTGAACATGGATCAGGTCGATGAGTACGAGCCGCCGCCGAATCCCGCGAAGACGACCGACAGCCGATTCGCTGGTTACATCGCCGAGTACGGCGACGAAAGCTGGGAACTCGACGCGCTGGAGCCAAGCGTACTCGCCGACCTTGTCCGGGATCAGGTCAACGAGCTTCTCGATCACCTGCAATGGGGTTTCGACACCGAGTACATGGAAGAGGAACGTGCCGTGCTGACGCAAGTCAGTCAGCGGTGGGACGACGTGACACAGTATCTGGCGGGGTGACTTGTGGGCTACCCGAAAGACCTTGACGAGTACACGATCGCCGAGCTTCTCACTGAAGTCGCCCGTCGTCGAACCGCGTTTGGCAGGGGTGTGTGCCCCTACTGTAACCGACTGGCAAGCGAGCCGAATTGTCGAATGGTTGGGCAACACGAATTGGCGAGGTCCATTTTGGAACTGAAACAACTCTGAGGGGTGAGCATGCTGCTAGCGAGAATCGGAAAGACGTGGGTCCGACCGGAAAACATCCTCGAAGTCCAAGAGTTCTACGACGACGAACAAAATCGGAATCTCGTAAACGTCACAGTAAGATCGCCGCAAGGCGGTCTGAAGATGCTGACCGTCGAGAAGTCCGACGTCTCGAAGGAAATCTTCTACAACTGGCCTAAGAAATGAACGACCCAGAAACCTACCTCTGGCTTGGCGGCTGGTTGGAACACTCCGGCCGCTGGCATCCGCCGCACTGCCTCGCGTCCTTTACCGTGACGGACGCCGTCCACATGGCCAAGGCGGGACCGACGACATCTGGGGAGAATGTTGCCGGCGGGCCGCTTTGCATCTTTCGATGGAATTGCTGATGGCGGACCACATGCCGGAACTCGCCGACGACCTGAAACGCCTTGTCATGGAGTGCGACGCGTGACAGAGATTTGGAAACCCGTCGTTGGCTACGAGGGTGTCTACGAAGTCAGTGACAAGGGCCGAGTCCGGTCGCTGACACGAAAGGTACGATGCCGCGGCGGAAAGTTCCGACTCAAACGCGGAAGGGTGATGTCACCTTCAATCGATCAGAAAACAGGTTACCAGTCGGTATGCTTGGCGTTTGAAGGTGCCGTCAAGACATTCAGGGTTCATGTTCTCGTTGCCGCCGCGTTCATTGGTCCGCGACCGAATGGGCAGGACGTATGTCATGGGCCGTTAGGTAAAGCGATCCACCACGCGAGTAACTTGAGTTACGGCACAAGGGAAAAGAACTGTGCCGATCGCCTTAGAGACGGAACGCACTTGGAAGGCGAAGACATCGCCCAAAGCAAGCTGACCGTTGAAGACGTGTTGGATGTTCGGAGACGCTGCACTCGCAGAGGGATGAAGCGAAAGATGGCAAGGAAGTTGAAGGTGACCGAGTCTTTAGTCAGCATGATCGTTAACCGTAGAATTTGGAAACACATATGAGACAGCCCGCCTACCTCTCCCACAGCGCATTATGCCTGTGGGAGTCCGACCGACGCGAGTTCTACCTGAAGTACCTCGCTGAACACCGGCCGCCACGGATTCCGCAGGGGTCGCCCGCAGCGGCCGGGTCGGCGTTTGATGCCTACGTGAAGTATTCGCTGGCGTCGGACCTCGGCCTCGAAGGATCGCTCGACGAACTGTTCGAGTCGCAGGTCGAGTCGCACAACCGAGACTTCGGCCGTCAGGCTGGGCCGTACATCCTCTACTGGTACAGACAATGTGGCGCTTACGACGAGCTTCTCGACCTGCTGCGGCAGTCCACCACCCAGCCTCGATTCGAGTCCACCGTGCGGGACGTGGTTGACGGTATCCCCCTTCTCGGGAAGCCCGACTTGGACTTCAAAGTGGGTTACCCGGTCGTGTTCGACTGGAAGGTCCGCGGGTTCTGCTCGAAGAACACGACGTCGCCATCGAAAGGCTACCGTCTCTGCCGAGATGCCAACGGTGGTAAGCCGAGTAAGTCCCACAACCAGTCCCACAAGGACTTCAGACCGAGTGGGCCGCTCAAAGTCAGCCAGACCCCGCTGGAAGAAACAAACGTGACGTTCGCCGAGCAGTTGACAATGTATGGCTGGCTGCTCGGGCACGGCCAGCCGGTGTTGATGCTCGACGAGATCGTGTGCAAACCGAACGGGACACCAACTCCGCTACTTCGGGTTGCGAACCATCGGGCACAGGTGTCACTCGAATTCGGGGCGACTCTGTTGGACCGCTACCGAAACATGTGGTACGACATCGAGGCTGGTCGCATCTTCGATGAAGACAACGACGCGATCTGCGAAAGCCTTGACAAGGCCGCTAAGTCGTTGGCCGAAGAAGGGGATGATTTCTTTGCATCTGTTTGCCGAAATGACGGCTACTGGGGGTAAACCGTGTTCCATATTCGATGTGCTGTCCCGTCCGATATCCCTGTCTTGCATGACATGGATATCAAATGCAACGAGACCGACTGGTGGTCCGAAGAGGATTGGGGCTACCGGATGAGGTACAACGGGACCAACATCATGTGCTTTTACGGCGAGCCGGTCGCACTCATCGCGGTAGACGCCTTGAACAGCACAGTGGCGTGCTTGATGAAACTGGTCGTTCGGCCGCATTTTCGTCGGCGGAAGATTGCTAAGCAGTTGATCGCTGAAACCGAGTTGATGCTGCTTAATAAGGGCTACCGCATCCTGCGCTTGTATGTCCCCGACCGGCGCTTGGACCCGCGGAATGGTGATGACCTGTCCGTATTTCTGACCAAGGCTGGCTTTCGACCAGCACTCACGATGACGCCCGAGAATAGTGAGCGTGGGGTCGAAGACCTTGTCCTGTTTGAGAAAGAAATCTCATGCTTCGTAACGTAGACCGCATCAGCAACGCGTCGGCGAGTTGGCCGAAGATCGCCAGCCTGATCGAAGGGTTGGCCGTAACCGCAGAGAATTTGGGGGCCGACAGTTCAGAGGCGTGCTTCACCTACGAGACGCTCGACTGCGAGCACGACGACCTTGTTCCGTTTATTCGGATCGGTGTTGCCCGAGTCCAACGATCGGAGAATGTGACCAGTGAATGACCAAGTCATCTGCGGCGACCTGCGGGACGTCCTGCCGGACCTTGACCAGCGGTTCACGATGTGCTTTATGGACCCGCCCGATGGGATTAACCTGAACTACAACTCGTTCAGTGACCAGTTTGAGGATTACTACACATACCTCGAAGAGGTTGTGCGACTGGTCATCGCCCGTTGCGACATCAGTTGGCTGTCGTTCAACGCTATCTGGCTACCGGTTGTCGGTAGTTTGGTTCGTCAGTTATGCCGAGAGAAGCCCGAGTTGAAATTCAAACCTTGCGTGCAAACCTTCACATTCGGGCAAACCCGGCAAACCGATCTCGGCAATGGCCATCGCCCCCTTTGGCGGTTGGCGTGGGAAGGCTCGACTCTGTATCCGGACGCGATCCGTGTGCCGTCGTGGCGACAACTGAACGGCGACCGTCGAGCCGACCCGCGCGGTCGCGTGCCGCTTGACGTCTTTGACGTGCCGCGGGTCACGGGGAATTCAAAGCAACGTCGTAAGTGGCACCCCACGCAAATCGGGGAAGACCTCGTAGAGCGGTGCGTCAAACTCTCCACGGTTGAGGGCGATTCGGTTCTCGATGGGTTCTCCGGTACGGGGACGACGCTTCGCGTGTGTAAGCGATTGAATCGGACGTGTACCGCCATCGAGATTGACCCGATGTACTGCGAGAAAATTCGGAAAGAGAATCATGTTTGACCGAATCTTCAACCGATTGTTCCGGGGCAGTAAGACGAAATGGACCTGGCGCTGGTATGTGTTTCGGTGTCGATGGTTTGGGATCAAGTTTCACAGAATCCGGCCCGAAGAGGATGAGTGGCACACACACCCGTGGAATGGTATCTCCATCATCTTCGGAAGCTACGAAGAACAAATTACCCGCGATGGTCCGTGGCTTCATCGTTGGGGAATTAATTTCATCGGAGCGAATCGCGAACACCGCACACGCGGCAACTGTTTCACTCTGTTCATTCATGGTCGCCGAGTGAACGACGGTTGGTATTGGGGTGACAAAATTAAACCGTGGAAAGGCCCACAAAGTGCTGACGAAAATTGACTACCTCGGATCACCAATCCAAACCGGCTGCCGGATCGTTTATCCCGTTCGAAAAGGGTCATCCTTGGGCATGCGGCAGATGAAGGTAGAGCGCATCCTTGCCGACCGACTCGTGGGCTACAACCCGGATGGTCGGAGAATATCGCTCCAAAACTGGAAGACGTGCGTTGTCGTCGAGCGGGATGCCACGGACCCGCGGGAAGATGACTGGTTCGACTAGGGAAAGACCCCGCCGGGGTCTCCTGCACGACCTGTGCAGAGAACAGGTTGGTATCAAAGCGGTTGCCGGGAAAACTGCCACGGACAAGGTCACGTGGACTTACGGTCTTCGTATCCAGCAACAAGCAACCCTGCCCGCTTAAATTGGGGTGCATCCAGACACCCGGCGGGGCGCTTTCATGCTCGCTTCACCTTGTATGGAGTGAATTTGAACCCGTGACGGCGGTAATTCGGGCCATCCACGAAAACAGTGTACCGGCCGCCGGGTTGCCTTTCCATCCCCGTGTCTCGAATTTCAAGGTACGTTCGTCTCTTACCCCGCTTCAAGACCTCAAGGACTTCCCAAACGCCCGGAAGCCGGTAAACCACGTCGCCGCCGGAACCGATCAGTTTCACCCGACTGCCGGCGCGGATCGTGACGCGCGGTGAGAGTTGGTATTCAAGGACTGACTTCAGCATCATCACCCCGTAGATTTACGCGCCATCGATTTCAAGACACTTCGACGCTGAAGTGACCTCAGCTTGGCCGCCCGTTTCTCCGCGGCTTTCCTGATCTTCTTTTCTCGTTCGGGCTTCATGCTCCCCCCACTGCGCGCTTGGCGCTCTCTTGGATGTGGTCTCGCCGATAGCGAAGTTTCTGGTACGTCCGCTGGATCATGTCGAGCGTCCGGTGACCAACCAGTTCGGCGAGCGTAATCGGGTCAACACCGTTGACCAGTGCGTCGGTGATGTACGTGTGCCGGATGGCGTAAGGGGTGATCTCAATGTCCGTGTCGGTTGCGACCTTGCGGAAAGCGTGCGTCAACGCGGACGACGTCCACGGGCCGCCGCGGCTGTTGCGGAATAGCGGACCCTCGGGATACTTCAGCATCAACCGCTCGGTCACGGCCTTCGCCTTCGCCGTCAAGGCGATGATGCGGTCATGCTTTCGACCCTTGGCTTCCTTCGCCGGGATCACCCAGACGTTGTTCGCCCTGTCAACGTGACGCGACTCGATCCGCCGGGCCTCTTCCGGCCGACAGCCGGTTTCACGCAGTACGGTCATCAGGTCTTTCAGCGATCCGTCCACGTGCTTCATCAAGGTCCGCCACTGGTCGGCTTCGACGTATGTCTGCCGGGCCTCGGCTTGCGGCCGTTCGATTCCCAGCACAGGGTTGTTCAGGTCAGGAATCACCTGCCGTTTCTTGGCCCAGTTAAAGAGGCGACTGACGCACCGGATCAGACCGTTCCGCGTGGTGGCGCTCGCGTCCGGGTATTCGTCCTCGATCCACGCCTCGATGTGGAAGGCGCGGATGCTGCGGATTGTCACGTTGCCCGCGTGTTGGCAGAACGACGTCAGGAAGTCCAGATACCACCTGTGGGTGCTCGGCGCTTTGTTGTTTTTCGTCCATTGCAGGAAGTCGCTGACGAGGTCCGCCAGCGGTCGGTCTTGTCCGATCTCCCGACGACCGGCGCTCAGGTCGTGCCAAAGCCGGAAGGCTTCATCCTTGTCCTTGGCGAGCCGCTTCTGCTTCCCGTTGACGTAGCAATACCACGTCTGATTCTGCTTTCGGAAGAACGGCCTATTCATCGCTGTCTCTCTTTCTTGGCGAGGGCATCGAGTCGCCGGTTGACCCGTGATCGGTTGAGCGTCCGACCGTGGACACTGACGAAAAGTGGTAGTAAAATGGAAGCGATGTAGATGCTGAAGGTCAGCAACATGGGATTCGCCCTTTCAAGTGTAGCACACGATTTGCACGACGTCGGATTTCGTGCATCAATCTGTGCATTTTGAAGAAACCGGTCCGTCACAACTCGAATATCCATAACCATTTGCCCCTATAGCTCAACTGGCAGAGCAACTGACTCTTAATCACATGCAGCAAAAACGACGTGTTGCAGACCCTTGGCATAAGTCGATAGACGACAAGGCTTTGGTGATTGTCTCATTCACCTATCTTACTGGTTTCGGTTAGTGGTTGCAAACTGTTTTGTTGCAGTTTACACCCACCTTTTGGTTCGCAGTGCAATGGGTTTGTGCATTTTGTGCATGTGCAGCCCTCAGACAACATGTGACCACGTTTGGCGCTTGTCGATTCGCCCAACTGTAGTCACGTGTACGTTGAACTCTCTCGCCAGTTTCACCCGGCTCTCACCGGCCCTCAACCGCAGTCGAATCTCCAAGACCTGCGACACGTCCAGTTTTGCGAACGCAACTCTCCCTTTCTTCAAGGCGTCCTGCGTGTTATCAGCGTGAGTCCCCAGAAACAGGTGGTCGGGATGGCAGCACTGTCGATTGTCGCAATGGTGAAGCACGCACAACCCTTGCGGCACTTCCCCTTTGAAAATCCGGTACATCACGATGTGCATCGCGTAATTCTTGCCGCGATGGTACGTCTTCCCGTACCCAGTCGAACTGACCCCGCGGCACCACTCCAAACAACCGGTCTCTGTAAGCCGCGTTCGCTTGAGAATCCATTCGAGGGACATCGCCGGATATCGCGGAAATTCGAAGACCTCTGGCTCGAAGACCTCTGGCTCGTCGTCAACCCACCGGCGACGTCGAATCGTTGGTTTGGCTTCCGTAATCCCACACCCGCCGCACCCGCTTCGATTCGATCCCACGTCCCGGACGGGAATACGGATCAATGCCCCGCAGACACACCGGCAGACGGCGTTCTTACCTACGGTTTCGAGTACGGTTAGGTGTTCAGGCATGGTTGACCTCACAACGCCGACTCGCCGGGAAAGGGGGTCGGAATCGGGCCGACCGCTCCGTAGGATTAAACTTCATGGCCGAATTAGGTGCCCCATCACGACCATTGGGAGTGACCGATCGACGACCATTTGGGCATCGGTGACGGTCTCCACCCCCAGTTCAACCGCCGCGGAGCAAGCCGCCCGCATGTGTGCCAGCACAACTGCCGGAGACATCTCGATACGCTCCCCGGCAACCATTCGCAACCGCTCAATCTCACCGCACAGGTCATAGACCAGACGGTGCGGCTTGTCTGCCCATGTTGCGGCGAGAGGCCCCTCACCGTTGACGGCGCTTCGATAGTCATTCGTGTTCATGGTTCTCCAATCCAAGATTCAAAGGTGACTTCCCGGCGAAATGCCCGGAGTTCGTCGTCGGTTAGGTCGGCGTCAAAGCAGCCAAGGGCCGACATCAGATGCCCGTAGCCGCGCTCAACGTGATTCACCGCGCCCCGTAGCTCGTCCACCATCTTTCGGTCCCGCGGTAGGACGTGATTGAACTCGATCAGCTTCGCACAGTCCGTCGCCCGCGCTGCCGCGGCACACGCGAGCTTCAGGTGTTGGAACAGTTCGTGCATCAGTGACTTTCAAACACAGATTTCGCAGTTAGAGTCTCCGCAGCAGAGGCAGTCACGCCACGTTTGACCGCATCGCGAGCAAGGTGAGTCGCCGCTATGCTCCGCTGCCAATGCCTCGAACTCCGACGACCATTGTTTCCGTTGCTCCACCCCCTCGAAACTTTTCAAACTCATCGCGAAGTCGATGCAGGAAAACTGATCGACCAAAGCGGGGACATTCAACGGCCACGGAAGGTCAGCCGTGTTCGCGACTATTGCTGCCCTCAAGTCAACGGCAAGAGCCTCTCACACTTTCAACTCCAACGACTCGTTCGTGTTCATGGTTTAACCTCGATGAGTGATTGGCCGCCCTGCTTCGGTGACGGCGTGTTGCGCTTGTAACTATTCACGCACGCGATGATCGTGTCGCGGACCTCGCGACTCTTCGGCCCTGAGATTGGCACTGCGACTGGTTTCGCATCCGGTCGTTCGTGAATGACTTTGGCCCGGCCGTTGGCGTACCACTCGTTCACGATTCAATCTCCACTGGTTGACCGGCATAGGCCGGGTAGATTTGCCTCTCACCCTGACGGCGGGCGTACTCTTCGGCCGCACCCTTGTCAGGGAAGAATTCACGGTGCCCGTCCGGTTCTGGCTCACGGCAGAACACGAACCATCCGAGAGGGGTTTTCATACCGGCAGAATCTCCACGGTGTTGCGGTCGTACTCACTGTCATATCCGACGACTACCGCCCAGTCGTCGAACACGTGAACCCGCGGGTCAGTCTCGTTCAGTTGCTCGGTGACGTCGCACATCCGGGAACGGATATCGTGCAGTCGTCCATCGAGAATTTCTCGTATCCGCTGCAACTTGATTTCACGACAATTCAGCTTCATCAGTTCGGCCGCAAGTTCGCGGGCGTCAGTTTTGGTTGTCATGGTTTTCTCGCTTTCGTGATGGTCTTTCGCGCTTGCTTCACGTAGTCCCGGCAAAGGGTCCGATAGGTCTTACCCACGGGGTGGACACTGCGGCTGTCCAAGGCCCCGGCGTCGAGTGCCGTGAAGACGTCTTCCAGCAGGTCGGCCAGACGTTCGCATTCGGCCTCAAGGTCTGGGGCCGCTTCCATTATGGCGGCATTGGCCCGCCGCTCCGGGTCTTTGTCTTCCGAGTCTCGCGGCGTGTTCACAATCTGACCGGCCCCATTCCGGAGTTTTGTGAACTGTCCGTTCCACTTCCACGTTCCGGGAGTTCTCATGTCAGTAACCTTTCGCTGCACGGTTCGCCAAAGAGATTCCGTTAGACCGACCGATGAGTGTATCGAAATCATACCCGACTTCTGGGTACACGTCGGCAATGTCGGCAACGAGTTCGTAGTGCCGTATTGTCGCTTCCCCGTTCTCGTCGAGAAAGTCGATGGCATCGAGAATCGTTTCAGCGTCGTTGACGTCTATGAACATGGTATCACCCGTAAATGAGTTCCCCGAAGAGGCAGCATTGGAGATAGACGTCGCCGGTCGTCGCGTCGCCGGTCTCATTCAGCACATCGGCGAAGTGACACGGGTACTTCTTGGCCATGACTTGCATGCCCCGTCCCAGCGCTTGGCGGTCCAGCCGGTACTCAGCCTTGTCACTTTCCATGTCGGCAATAACGAGGGCACAATCCGGAGCGAATGGGATCATGTACGTTTCCGGCCAACTGTCATCATAGAGCGGACCGCCATAACGGAATTCTTCCACCGTGACACAAGCTGGAAGACTAACGCCGTTAATCTGATACCAGTAGTTACTCCCGCCCTCGAATGCAGAACAGAGTAGGGAGCGGATTTGATCGTCGGAAAATTCGATGGTCGCTTTCATGGTTATGCCTCTTCAAGATGGAATCGTTCGCCATTCAGTCTCAAACGTCGTTGGCTTTCGTCGGTGGACTCTGCCCACGGTCTCAACTCATCGGGAATCGTCTCGACGTCCCGGAGCATCCCACGGTGGAGTTTCTCTAGGGCGGTTACAGCTTCCGCCCGGCTGTAGGTTGCGTTGCTGCCGGGGTAACTCACGGCTTTCAATTTGCCGTTTCGCCGGTAAGGTACGATGACGATGTATCTCAGCATGGTCACACCTTGAAGACACGGTTAAGGGTATCAATCAATTCGGCAGCTTCAGCGGCCGTCAGATCATCGGCGATGGTTTCACGGTTAGAACCGCGGTATGCGTTGACGTAGTAATCATCGCCGGTGTCGCCGGGTGACACGTCAACACTCCCGTAGCCGGTTCGTCCGACATCGAACTGCGTGCATTCGTTCAGAAGCATGGTTCACCACCTTGGTAACTGGTCAATGGAAGTCACTTCGCACACCTTGCGGCGCTTACGCTTCGGGTGTCGGGTTTAGGGCAATATGCCCCCATTCAGATATGCTGAATTCGAGCATGTCGCTACCAACGAACAAATTCACGGTGTCACAGTTCAGTCCGATGACCTGAGTCTCCCGTGTCTGCCAATGATGAGACGGTTCGGCAATTCGTTCTCGAAGGAACGAAACGAAGTCATCCCCTTTCAAGCCAAGTGTCGGAATTTCAAATGGAATCTTCATGGTTCACCACCTTGGTAACTGGTCAATGGAAGTCACTTCGCACACCTTGCGGCGCTTACGCTTCGGCCGACGCCAATTGCTGCGTAGCTTATCGTGGCAGTAAATGATGACCTTGCGACCCGGCTCAGTTAGGAATCGGGCCGCTATGTTGCGGAGCACCGCTCGTCTAACTGGTCACGCTCGTAACGGTCGGTTCGGTAGCCGATGATCTGATACACGGTCACACTCCCCCGTTGGCGTTGTGATACTCGCGAATCTCTTCAACGGCGTCGTCTTCGGTGACGGCCTGCAATCCGGTGATTCGACAACCGCCGCTCTGTCCGGGCGGAAGCTGGCCCTCTGAAATCACCGTTTCCAGCATCCGGTCAATGTCGCGAACGCCGAAGTAATAGACGTCTTCGCATTGGCCGTCGCCGTCCCTTATCTGGTCGTCCAACTCTTCAAGGCTTGCGTCATCAAGTCCCTCGCGAGTCACGTACTGCGAACCGAGAAACGTCAATTCGTAGGTTGCTTCGGTCGAGCAAGCGTAAACGTGTTTCTTCCGATTGAAGACGTATACGCCATAAATGCGAGGCGCGAGCGATCTAACTTCATCGTGCCAATACTCTGTTTCGTCGATCTTGACAACCCAGAGTTCGGGGATGAACTCGACGGTTCCGCCGGGCGGGTATCCGACGAACTTGCCGCGTTCGCGGCGGCAGAACGGGACGACGTGATTGTCCTTTTCCCAAACGTCGGCGTCGTTATTGTCGCCGTCCACCATGAGCAGCGTGCAATCGCGGGGATCAACGCTGCCGTCTACGGGGTCTACAGCATCGGTCGGAATGAACACGGCATTAGTTTTGAATTGCATGGCTTGCTCCGGCGGGTTAGACTTACTTAGAGTGACCTTGGCAGGGATCGAATGACCGGGGTCAAATTGAATTGTTACTCAATCCAGACTTTTACGGCGTCCCGCCCGCGCAGCTTCCGGGTTTTGATTCGTTTCTCCGCCGCGGCCCTACGCCACTTCTCGTCTGCCTTATGTTTCGCTTCGTCGCTCGCGGACTGTTGAACGTGGTAAAGCATCTGCAACAACCAGTACCGAGAGTTTGAATCCAACGACGCCAATACGTCGGCCCCCGGTCGGCTACCCAGCCGGATTCGCTCATCACCGCCGCCGTGGCGCACCAGTAAGCAGTAAAAGCCGCGGGACTTCACAATGCGGAAGTGGAAACTATGAGAGTCCACACCCCCGCATCGTCCCGGCTCGTCGTGAATCAGGATATCGTCGTTGGCCAATTCCGGCGGGTTCGGCGTCCGGACTCCGAAACGCTTTCCGTCCCACGACTAGCCGGGTTCCCCGTTGATCGTCGGTTTGCCGCACGCGCACATGATTTGCCCCTTTGTTGATTACCCCCGCGAACACCCTAGTATGACACACGTTCGCCCGGTGTCAAATTGAATTCTTGAGTTTAATGAGATTTCGTGCGTTCATATTCTTCAACCGTGATTTGACCATCTTCGTACATAAGCCCGGCGATTCTGACGTACTCAGCCTGCGACATGTCGCCCGCGTCGTAGGCCATCCGGTGCAAATCAGCGATCCGGCGACCCGTGCATTCGGAGACAAATGAAATCATCGCGGCCGAACCCGGTTCCCCGTTCCAGAACCACATCCCCTGATCGACTCTGTAGTGGACGGAAAAGTAGGCGGTTGTTCGCGCTTCACCACAAATCACTTCGGCGATGTTTCGCAGACACATACCTTTCGCACTCGCTTCGGCGGTAACCTCACGTTCCAGCACGCTCAGCGGTCGGCCTGCGATTGTTTCAAGGTCACCGTAGAATCGATCATCACTGACGACGGGGATACCGTCCGTGTCGGTCCCGATGATGCCCTTATCGTTCGGCTTGGCGGGGACGAAGTCGGGGTGTTCGCTGCGTTTCATGTCTCACTCCGGGGTTAGCGGTAATGTTGGCAGAGTTGCCCATCAAGGCACGCGAAAAGCTCGACGTTGCTGAGTTGTTTCAACAGGGGGCGGATATCGGTTGATCGGTGAACCGGGTAAGACAGATGACGGTAGACGAAAAACTCGCCCAACGTGTCACTATACTGGCGGCTGAGTCCTTCGACTGCCCAACATGGGAACTCGTCGAATCCCATACTCCACAATTCGGTGATGCGGGCAATTACGAGGTCTCGCATACTCATGCACTTCTCACACTCCCGAATCGCGTCCGTTGCATCAGCTTCGGCAGCGGTCGCTTTCACCGCTGAATCGACGTCGCCGCTTCGGAGCGCTTGTTGCCGTTGCTCGTAAGCCCGCTCTTTCGCCGCTACCAGCTTGTCCCGTTCGCTCATGTCTCTCTCCGGATTTTGACAACGTTGTAACAGATTTCGGGGTAACGGCAGTGGTGAAACTTTTCCATGCTTCCAATCGGCATGTCGATTAACCTCTGACGTGTCTGCTGCACGGTCGCCGGGTCAAACTCGTCAACGTCGAAATTGAAAAACCATGTTATGAGGCGGTCAAAGTCTTCCCCCCTCATCGTAGCATTCATAGTCGCACGCACCCTCAGTGTGAAAGACATACCAGCGGATCATGTCTCTCTCCGATTCAGAACAACGTTGTCATCGAACGGCGGCCACGGCAGTGAAACCTTGCGACCGTCACTCAGGGTAAAGTGGATGGTTCGCGGCGCTTGCGTCTCACTGACGCGCTTGACGTCTTCCGGCGTCACGCCGTGGTCGGCAAGCCACTCGTAGTATTCCAGCAACTTCAGCAATCGTTGCTGTTCCCTCAGCTTCGCGTCAATCTTGCTCGTCGTCCTCTTCATCGCGATTCCCCGCTTCGGTTTCAATGGCTTGAATCACCGCATTGGCGATTCGGTCGATGGCGAGCGCCTGCCCCTGCGCGATTTGCTCAAACATGTCGCCCTTGTGGCCGAACTCTTCCGCGGCCTCATCGCACAGAAGGGCGTTGTTCAGCTGAGACGCCAGCCATCGCAGGCGGTCCGCATTGTACACGTCCACCAGTCCGTCCACAACTTCATGCAGAATGTCACGAGCGGCATCGCCGTCTTCCACGTCGTAGCCGGTGAGGTTGTCCGCGACGTGGGCGGCGGTCTCGTATACCCAATCGTCAGGGAAACGGTCATCTACCGCGGCGTGAATTCCCTGCATCAGTTCGGGATTGCACCACGACGGGGCGTCGTCTCTGAACTTGTATAACACGGTGCCGTCGTCTCGCGTGTCACTCGTGAATGCAGTGATGAGTTCTTCAAGTACGGTTCGGAATGGGGTCATTATTCCACCTTAGTGTTTGACAGGTCGGACTCACTGAACGTCACGTATCGGCAATCGTCGGCGAAGCGGATCAACTCAGCCGCTACCCGCCGGGCCACGTCCGGCGTAACGTAGAGCGTTGCCGTATCGTCGGAAGCGAACGCTACAAGGTCTCCGAAGCGATGGAAGCGGAAACGGGTTTGCGTTTTCATTGATCCCCCTTGGCAAGATCAACAGCGACGGTGTTACCGTTTTCGTCCGTGACGCTGGCGAGCGGTAGACACTCACCCGACATGAGTCCTTCCCAAATGTCGTAAGCGGCATCATAGGATGACCGGGATTCAATGTCAAACTCGAATTGCACGGTGTACTTCATTGGAGTTATCTCGGAAACAGGGAAACGGGAAGTGAGTCAAATTCATCCTACAAGAAGTCGTCGTCGTGTTCCCTCAACACGTCGATATCCAGCGCACCGCTGGCGTCATTCGTGCGGATAAACACGTTACCCTCATCATCAACGTGGACGATAACGCGGATTCCCGTTCTCATGGCTACCCCCTTAGTGTTAATCGCCTGAATGAATGAAAATCCCGACAAGTCGCTCCACTCCATCATCATCGACGCATTCCGCCACATCTTCGGCCAGTTGTTTCAACGTCGCCAACGCCTCATCTAGGCTTTCGTAGCCGCTGAAGACTTCTCGACCGAACTCGTGACTTTCCAGAATGATTTGAAACTGCATCGTTGATCCCCTTGTCGGTTGTTCGGAAACTCATGCCACAATCTCAATGCGAAATGGACCATTCCAATTCCGCGCCCATGCCGGGCAATTCGGACTGAAAATCAGATCGTCAAGGTCGGTGTCTTTCCAACTGTCGGAAACGTCAAAGTCAGTCGGCCCTTCCGGGTCAACGTCCACGGCGTAATCGTTTATCCACGCCTGCGGATGAAATCGGACGGTTGTCATCGTCTTATCTCCCGGTATGTTTGAACAACCCACGGCTCAGCCTGAACGATTGTGATAACGATTTCCCCGTCCTCTGAACCGTATTCGTTGTGCGCTTCAAACTCGCGGGCGTGAATCTCCATCTGTTCTGCCGCAAGTTCAACTCCGGCTTCAACAGCTTGGTCAAATGATTCACACTCGTAAACAGCGGTGATTTCGTTTGCCACAGAATTGATGACGAGATGTTTACTCATTGTTTCACCCCTTTGTTAGTAGAGTCTATCACGTATTCGGCCGGTGTCAAATGG